GGGGACTTCACCCGCTGCCGCCGCCAACTCCTCAAGTATGTCGGCCCCGTCTACATCAACCGGACCTGCGCCCAGTGGCACCACGACGCCCTCGGCTACTGGCCCGGCGAGTTGGGTAAGCCCGGCAACCCCCCGAACACCCCCGAGAACCGGCGTCGCGCCGCCCGCCACGCCGCCTCCATCAACGACTGCGACGACTGCACCAACTCGGTGCGCCTCGTCGCCTCCGCCGAACCCGAAGCCCTGCCGTCAACATGGTTCGCCAACCCCAACCTCCAGGCGCCCACCCCGCTGACCGTTGAACCCGACGGCCACATCTACGGGCACCTCGCCCTGTGGGACACCTGCCACATCGGGTTCAAGGAAGCGTGCGTCACCGCACCCAAGTCGGCCACCGAGTACGCCTACTTCCACACCGGCAGCGTCCTCACTGACGAAGGCCGCATCCGGGTCGGGCAGATCACCATGAACACCGGCCATGCCGCCCTCGACCGGGGCGCTGTGGACGCCGCCGCCCACTACGACCACACCGGGGCCGCAGCCGCCGACGTGTGCGTGGGGGAAGACGCCCACGGCATCTGGCTCGCCGGGAAAGTCCGAGGCCACCTGTCCGACGCCGACCGGCACGCCCTCGGCGCCGCATCCATCTCCGGCGACTGGCGCGGCATCGGCGGGAACCTGGAGTTGGTCGCCGCGCTCGCCGTCAACGTCCCCGGCTTCCCCATCCCCCGACCGAGCCTGGCCGCAGCCGGTGGACAGCAGATCAGCCTTATCGGTGCCCGCACCGCCACCCGGCAGCCTGACGCGCAGCCCGACATCAACGCCCTCGCCGCCGCCGTTGAGCAGCGGATCACCCAGCGGGACACGGCCCGTACCCTGGCCGACCGGCAGCGCAAGGAGAGGGTCGCCACGCTACGGGAGTGGTCGTGAACCCTAACAACGACACAGTTGAGGTCTACAAGGACGCCGCAGGGAAGTGGCGGTGGCGACGGTTCGACGGCCACAACGGCCTCATTACCTCAGAATCGGGCCAGGGCTACATCCGGCTCGACCACGCGATCAGCATGGCCGAGAAGATGAACGGCATTATGCCGTACATGAGCGAAGGGGACGAGTGACGTGGGCTGCGGCTGCGGGAACAAGACCAAGTACCGGGTGACGAAGGGCGATGGCAGAACAGTCACCGTCAACTCCCTCGCCGAAGCACGGGCATTGGTGCGGTCCTTCGGCGGCTCCTACGTGAAGGTCTGACATGGCAACCCTTTGCGCGTCCCTCACCCAACTGGGGGCCGAAGTCGACGCTGCATACCCCGACCGGGACAAGGCATCCGACGGGTGGATCGCCGACGCCAACCACCCGTCCACATCCGACCACCAGCCCGACGCCGACGGTGTCGTTCACGCCATCGACATCGACGAGAACCTATCCCCCGAACTGGGCAGTCTCGCGCTGCTCGGTGAGCATCTGCGCTCCACCCGCGACCCGCGCATGCTGTATGCCATCTACGAGGGCCGCATCCTCCGCTCATACCCGAAGCCCGAACTGAACCTCCTAGCGTGGGAGTGGGGCGCCTACACCGGCACCGACCCGCACTCCGGGCACATGCACATCTCCGCAAACCGCGACCTAGCCGAAGACGGTTCAACGTGGGGAGTCACCCGCGAAGTGCTGTCCGGCGTGGAGGAGACATTGACCGCCGCAGACAAGCAGTGGATCAGCGACGAGATCGCCCGCCAACTCGCCACCCTCCCAATCCCCGAGCCGGGGATCACTACCTCTGACGTTGAGGAGGCGGTTCGCACCGTGCTGCGGGACGGCGTCGGCTGACAGCCGAGCAGGTGTAGCGACGGAGGAAGGGGGTGAACAGGATGGCAAGCACGAGGCGGAAGGTCTACGAGGACGGAAGCAGCGTCCGGCCGAAGAAGAGGTTGGGTGGGACACGCAGCGGCCCGAAGGGGCGCGGATTCCGAGCGAAGAAGAACAGTGTCAGCAAGAGGGTGCTTCGTAAGCGCGGTCTGCGCTGACGACACGCCGACATGCCGCCACCGCTTTCCCCTTACGGTGGCGGCATGTCTATGCTTGCCCTTTAGAAGGACAGGATGGGCATAGCCCCCTGCCAGCCTCGTGTAGCCGAGGGTCGTGACGCACGTTCACTCCTGACGGCTGTGGAGGCCACCAATGGACAAGTTCAATCTTCCCGAGAGCGGTCTGGCCGACCTCTCCGACGACGCCCTGCGCGAGTTGGAGGCCGAGGGTGTGGCCGCGTTCAAGGCCCTCGACATCAACGAGGACAGCGACTCCGACACGATCACCGAAGGCGAGCGCATCGCCGACGCGGTAGACACGGTCCGCGCGGAACTGACCGCGCGAGCGGAGGCAGCGGCGGAGCGGGCCGAGAAGGTCGTCTCGCTCCAGGACCGCATGAAGGAAGTCGAGCCGGAGGCCGAGGTCGTCGAGACCGAGACCGCCACCACCGACGACACCCCCGAGGTAGTCGTCACCGAAACCCCGACAGCCGAGGACGACACCCCGGCTGTCACCGACACCGCAGCCCCGGAGGCCACAGTGGAAGACACCCAGGAGGCGGTGGCGGCGTCCGCCAGCCCCGCCGAGCGCGCAGCCGCCAACGCCCCGGCGCCCCGGCTGCCGAAGGAGAGCGCGGTGCTGATCGCCAGCGCCGCCCCCGACGTGCCGGACTTCTCCACCGGGCAGAAGTTGGATGGCATCGAGGCGGTCACCGCCGCCGTCACCGCCCGCCTGTCCAGCATGGACCGCAGCGGTGGCACCCCGCACAAGCAGCGTCTCGGCGCGGTGCGCCTGACCCGCTCCTTCGACGAGGCGCACCGTCAGGACACGTACCGCTCCGACGACGAGATGCTGGACGCGATCTACGCGTCGGCGCTGGAGAACCAGAGCCTCGTTGCAGCGGCTGGCTGGTCATCCCCGTCCGAGACCATGTACGACCTGTGCAGCGGTGACAACACCACCGACGGCACCCTGTCCATCCCCGAGTTCTCGGTGAGCCGTGGCGGTATCCGCTACACGAAGGGCACTGACTACTCCGTGGTCGACGCGGCGGTCGGGTTCGACCACACCGAGGCCGAGGTCATCGCTGACACGGCGAAGGGTTCCTACACGGTTCCCACCCCGTCGTTCACCGACCTGCGACTCGACGCCGTGGGCGTCGTGGTCCGGGCGGGCCTGCTCCAGCGGGTCGGCTACCCGGAGCAGATCGCCGACGTGGTGCAGAAGGCGCTCATCGCCCACCAGCACAAGGTCAGCGCCAAGACCATCGGCGTCATCTCCACCGCCGCTGGCGCCGCCCTCACCCCGGTCGACGAGGCCGCGCTGTCCAGCACTCTGGACTCGCTGCTGTTCGCCGCCGAGTCGATCCGGCAGATCAACCGCCTGTCCGACAGCCGCGTGTTCGAGGTCATCGTCCCGCACTGGATGAAGATCGCCCTCAAGGCCGAGATCGGTCGCCGCACCGCCCGTCCGGGCATCGCGGTCTCCGACGCCGAGGTCAACGACTACTTCTCCAGCCGCAACCTCGCCGTCCAGTTCGTGTACGGCCTGGACGACCTGACCACCCCGGCGGTCGAGCCGCAGACCAGCACCACGGCGCTGATCTACCCGGCAGGCTCGTGGATGCGCGGTCAGACCGACGTCGCCAACCTCGACACGATCTACGACAGCACCCTGCTGAACACCAACCAGTACACGGCGCTGTTCACGGAGGAAGGCATCCTCGCGGTGCAGAAGTGCCTCCAGACCTACAAGTTGACCATCCCGGTCACCATCACGGGTCGCACGGGCGCTGCCAGCCTCGACCAGCCGTTCGGCGTCGTCGAAGCCTGATCGGAGAGCGGGGGGTAGGTAACGGACCTACCTACCCCCCGCCCCCGCTCAACGAAAGGAGGGTCCGGTGGACACTCTGGTCGCCAGTGTGGAGGTTCCGGCCTCCACCGCCCCGTCCCGCCCGTTCGGTCTGCTTTCCACCGCCGACCTCCAGCCGCTTCCCGCGAACTGGCTGGACGGCCTCAACCGGGACCGCACCGGGCAGGGCGCGGTCGTCACCTCAACCGACTTCACCCCGCCGCACAACGCCAAGACCAACGCTGCGGGGCGCGCGCAGGACACCGGGTACCTGTTCTTCACCTACCACTCGATCCGCTCCACCCTGTTCGAGAGCGCCGAGTACGAGGCGGAGGCCGGGGAGCGGTTGCGCCGCAACGAAACCATTGCTATCGAGACAATCGCCCAGCCCTGGCTGGACACCCTTGACGCGGCGGCGGTGACCAACGCCAGCATCGTCACGGTCCTCGCGGAGTTGGAGGAGGCGCTGGCCGAGAACTACGGCAACCTGGGCCTCATCTCCATGCACCCGACAATGGCCTACGCCGGGTTCAACGCGGAGGTGCTGTTCCGCGAGAGCAGCAAGATCGTGACCTGCCTTGGCACCCCGGTCGCGGTGTGTGCAGGGTTCGCCACCGAGAACGTGCTCTATGGCTCCGGGCAGATCACCGTGTACCAGGGCAGCGTGGAGACGTACAGCGCCAACGGCAGCGACCTGCTGAACACGAACGAGCACATGGCTCTCGCTGAGCGGGTCAACGTGCTCATGGCCGACACGTACGTGGTGAAGGGGACCGTCGCATGATCCTCGCCGCCATCTGCGGGCCGCAGACCACCGAGGTCGCCGCTGAACTCATCGCCGCTGCGAAGGCCGCTGGGCTTCCAGCGTCCGTCGTGGAGACGGTGGACGGCGGCTACCGGGTGCCACTGGCGGTCGCGCAGGCGGCCGATACGCCGAAGGTGGAGGCCCCGAAGCCCCGACCGGCAGCGAAGAAGACCACCGCAAGCGCGGAGGCAGCCGAATGAGCCACTACATCGAAGGCGGGCCAGGCGTTGAGGACGCCCTGGTCGCCGCCGCCGCACGGCTGGGAATCTCGGCC